TTGAACTATCGATGTATCCTTGTGGCATTTCTGCCTTGACAAGTCTAGAAGTTCTTCTTTTAAAGTTTGCATCCAAACCTTGTAAATCTTTAATGACATCCCATGTTTGATTAAATGGATCTTGCTTTGCAAATGTGTCATCTTCTGGCAATAGTTGATCAGTCTTTGCACGAATAACAAAATCTTTTTCTTCAGACATTAGTCATCACTTCCATACTTTGCAATAGTATCCTTGGCTGCTTGTACTGCTCCAAGGTCATTCATGGATGGAATAAGTCCTGCTGCTAATCTTTCTTTTTGCTCAGAGTATTCCTCTTCTGAGATTCTGGTTAGTCCTGGTACGAAGATGCATTCTCCATCCCCTTCATCCCCGTAATATTTTGCTGCTTCTTTTAGTTTAGAAATCTGAAGAATGTCGCCTTTCATTGACTCAATGTTTAAAACTGAGCCATTTCCATCTGTAAACCATTTTCCGTTAGCCTTTTTGTAAACATACAGGCCCCACTCGTAATGTTTTTCAATAATTTTTGCACGGGATTCACCCACCTGCCCCTTCATTTTTGGCAGTTGCTTACGCTTTTTTGGTTGTTTTTCCATGTTCATATACACAAGTATACCATATTAGACTGCATCTGCAGTGATTTGTTGCGATGTTATACCTTTATAAACGCTATACTCATAGTCATTAATAGTAAATACCTTCTCACTATCAATAATAATCTTATTTGTTCCAGTATAACTCTTATAGATGGTGTCTGGGTTTACACCATAATAACTACTTGATGCCAAAATCAAAACGCCATCCCAGATATATGAGGAAGACTTCCAGTAATCCCACTCTAGAATCAGTGGGTTAGCATATTTGACAGCAAACCATGGGCGGATCTCTACCTGCTGAACCTCCTGTAAATTAGTTGACTGATAGTAGGAGATGGTATTAAATGTTATTGGCCCATTGAGATTAATAGATCCAACTCTATTTGTAAAATCCAAAACATTAGGAAACGATATGCCTAAGAATCCCCATTCTTTAATAGTGATGACTGGCTCTTTTACTAGTTTTCCATTCCAGTAAAAAGATATTCCATCTTCCAGTTTTCCAGTCTTTGCGTTTATTGCATAAATCTTTGCTCTTTCTCCACTTGGATGTATAGCAACCATATAAAACTTTATGTGTGTATTCTTTGACTGAATCTCAAATATTTCTGTTGATCCATATGGGAAAGCATCTTTGTCATACCTAATCGCTGCCTGTAGTGCCAACACCTTATAATTTTCTGCCATAGTCTTATTGATTGGAATGGATAGTCCTCTGTTAATCAAAGGATCATACGTTCCCTTTAACTCTATTCCAGTGTACCTTGTAAGATACAAATAAGGGGAACTACCCTTATAAATTGTAAAAGGATTTCTCTCTTTATAGTCATAGTAAAATCCAGATTTTTTGTATGGGTAAATCTCATTTCCAAATCTTGTGCCTATTGGATTTGGAGATGTAGAATTAAACGCTTGAGACGCATATTCAAGATTTCTAATTTTAATTTTGTTTTTCAATATTCCTTTAACATTAAATTCCAAATGTGTAACTAAGGCAAGGTCAAGGGTTCTGACATCTGCTGGTGGATAAATAATCATGTTATTTACTACCTCATACTTTGTACTCATCCAGTTTTCTCCAGGAGTAACTATAGAGTCATTTGATGGCTTTTCTGTATTAACAAAATTAGATTCAGCAAGGTTTGCCCCATTTTCAATATATTGAAATGTCACATAAGATTTTACTAAAGAGCCAGACGTATCATACTTGTAGTTTTTATAGACCCTGTTCTTTAAATCGTCATAGTTTAAATATCCAGTAAAAAGTTGATTATCTAAAGACGAGTAGGTTCTTTGTGTTGGTACATTATACTCATCATACAATTCTGAATAGGTCCAAGAGTTTGTTTGCTCCTCTTCTAAAAATACAGATGGTGCAGGATAGTTAATGTTAAACTGAATAAGATCTAGATCATAATATTCCCTACCCTTTTCATCCTTTACGTATTGTGAAAAATATGTAAGAGGGATATAGTCTTCCCAGTAACCCTGCACATCAATGTCTAAAGTATAATTGCCAAAATATTCTGCTGGCGATAATGTGTAACTAGCAGTGTGACCCTGAAAATTTTCAATAGGATAAACATCTCCTTCTCCGCCATCTACTAACTGATCCCACTCTGCACTATTGGTTCCAAAATAGTTGTCAACTGAATTATATTCTACGTCTGGAGTATTTAAATATGAATCAAAGATGTTTTCACTATAGACTGGAACACCTCTTTCATTAAACAGGTACTCAATCTTTTTGTGATTTCTTGCTGTACAGAATCCAACCTTGTAAATGTTTCCAGAAAATGTTTCAGTAAGGTTTGATCTTCCAGCAATATACATTTTTAGCGTATTTGAATTACCAAAAAATGAAGAAACGTTTCCACCAAAATATGAAGACATCTTATCAATATCCACACCTATTGGAATTATCTCTCCAACACTTACTGAGGCTGCTTTAGATAAAGTCTCTGATGTGCCTCTATAATTTAAAACATACCAAATTTCTTGACCGTTTGTCGCAATTTCAAAACTATCATCGGCATTTACTGACTCAAGCCTGAATAGTGTTTGCTTGGATGTTGGCTCTTCTAAAAACTTAAATGATCCATAAAAAGACTTTAACTTTTGATTTAAAAAGTTTAGGTTCTCAAAATACATATATCCAGGAGAATCAAATGAAAAGTATAACTCTTCTGAAGATTGAGAATCTCCAAGGCTAGAATACAAGTCCTGAATTGTTCCATTGCTAAGTACAATTTCTGGTAACTCATAGTCTGGTGTGCAAAGCATATTGTTTTCTACTTTTAGATTATCAACAACAGCCTGGCTCCACTTTCCTATATTGGGGTATGAGTAGTTATTGGTATAGTCTGCAAATGGATAATCAATGTAGACAGAGGATCCGCTGTATGCTTGATTAATTCCCTCTGGAAATTCCACACCCTGACCATAGATAAATCTTTTCTTTGCTAGCACAAGAGGAACCTGGTATGTGTATATAGCAACACAATCCAACTCTACTGGAGCAACATCTTCATAAGCGTAGAACCCAATCCAATCCTGATCTTTACCAGATGAGTTTAATTTTGATGGGAACGATTGTTCAGATGTAATGTAATTAATTGAAATTACTTCTTCTCCATTAATAAGCATGGATGCATAGTTTTCTGAAACACGTATGTGCATAAGCATTGGTCGTGCCCATTCTCCAACATAATAAGACCCAGTATTTGAACCAATTTTTAAAGTAAGAAAGGGTCCATCAACATAAACTCCGTCAGAAGACCCTATTGGGCCAATGATTTTTTTAATGCTTGATGCATCTGAGTTGATTCTTATCCATGCCTCTAATGTATATTCCTTGTACTGACCGCCCTCAGATAAGAATCCAAGCCCTGGAATAATTAGCGATGGGTCTCCAGCGTTTGGTAAAAGTTTTGTTAGGTTTGATGCTCCATACACTAATGGGATACCAGTATTTTTTGCAACCAAACTATTATCCTTGACTAAGTAATATCCTTTATTATCTTGCAAACCATAAGCATTTGACTCTATACCAAAATATGGTGCTATTGCTATATCTGACGGGATGGATATTTTTTGAACACCAAGAGAGGATGAGTTGAACTCTTCACACCATTGGCCAGCAGTAATGCCATTAACTAGGAACTCATAGTCATCTATGGTTGATGCTCCACCAATGTAATTGATTTTTATAACAATTCTAAATTCGGTATTGTCTTCTGGTATGTCAAAAGTTTCTGAAATAAAGAACCACTTATCTTTTACTGATGTTGTATATGATTTTAGCCTTTGTATTGTGCTTCCGCTTGTTGTATCGTTATACTCATATCCAATTTCAAAACCAGAGGCATAAGCGCTTATTGAATTAAAGAAGCCTCCAATTGAAAAAGTTGAAAGATTTTTGTTTAATGAAGAGAAGTTAACTATGTCATTACTTATACAAACAATCTGACCAAAATCTTCAGTTGTTAGCGCTCCAGTTATCTTGGTTGTTTGGCTTTCAATAAAGGGTTCGTCTGTTGTTTGGTGGACCTGTGCTGAGCCATTTGTAATAGACCAAGATGTAACATTTCTGTCTGACTCATCAATTAAACTTATATAGTCTGCAGAATCATCTAGTGCCCAAAGAGCGATGGGATGCTCTGCATAAATTTTCTCTGCATATAGGTTTGATGGACTAGACATTATAAGTCTATTTTATCACACTATGCGTGTGAACCAACGGGGTATTGTGTATCTTATGCCATGCACAACTGGCTTTACGCCATGAACGAAGTCTGGTGTATCTGGGAAACAGACCAAATCTCCAGACTCTGGCTTAATAGATATATCATAATCTGGGAAGTATATCTCTCCGCCAGAGTAGTTATCATTTATGTATATTAGTGTTGCAATGTCTTGGGGCTTAGTTGAGTCAAAGTGTTCATGCATTCCCCATCCCTCAGCAAATCTAGCAATGTGAGTTGTTGTACTATCGTAATCTTTGAATGGTCCAGGATAGTTTTCTACAACAAAGTCCATGACCTTCTTTCCATATAGATCAATTTTTTCTCTTATAGATCCTTTAGTAAAATCAGCATGGAATGTAAACTCTTTTTCTCCATTTCCAAAATCAACAAACATAGAGTCGTGATCTTTTGCATACTCATAAATAAGTTTGGAGTCTTCAGCGCCTACAAAATTTTTGACAACTTTAATTTGCTCACTCATAAAAACCTTTTATTTCCCAATCATCCCAGGATGTTTCCTCGTATGATGTCCTATTTGGCATAAAGTGTTGACCCTTTTTACCCATCCAGGCTTCTGACAAAAATAGGTATCCAGAGGATATTTCTGAAATACCATGTAGATTCTCCTGGTTATCCTTAAAGTAAATCAAGTCTCCAGGGTTTGGCTTAAACTGCTTATCTAGTTTTGAAAAAACAAACTCTCCACCTTCATCTGCATTTTTCCAAACAATGTAAGAAACATATGTACCCTCTGGTTTAGAGTCTTCATTATGATGCTGTGGCTCAGATGTTCCTGGTCTATACCTTAAAATATAGTGCTTTGAAAACATTGGTGGATGATACTCTGATTCGTTTTCTGACTGAACCTTTTCATAATATCCCTTTGAATATTTAGAAAATATATCTAGAATATGGTCTGGCATCTCTCCACGAGTATGGATATCAAAAGGTGCGCCTCCATTGTATAGATCGTCATGGAGTGGAACATGCTCCTCCTTTGTATGAAAAACAATGGTGTCTATGTAGTCCTGAACGATCTTTAAATCCTCACTAGATACAAAGTTACTTATAATCTTCATTACTTCACCTTAATTTCACAATAGTCTGTTGTGCAGTATGCTTCACCTTGAGCCTCAAGATTATCCACACCGTCGTAAATTGCACCAAAGTCAATATGCTTCAACTTTCCAATGTATGACTCATACTCTTCTTCAGTAATCTGAGTATATGGCTGCTGTGGATAAACAGTGTTTCCCATTGGAAGGAATGATACTGCCTTTAGTTGACCCTCGTACATATGAAGTGCTGGGACAACATGCTTTGACTCTGTTTCTTTATCAAATGAAAGTGTTACAGAAACACCATTATCAGACCAATACTTCTGAGCGGTTGCAGCAAGTGCAATCTTTTCAAATAATGTTACATCCTTTTCAGATCTTGGATGACCTGACTTGATTGGGAAGTAGACTACTGATGTATTTGCTGACACTACGTCATCTTCAATTGTGTACCCCGCTGCTTTGAACAGGTGCATCATTGGATCTGTATTTCCAAATCTAACTGCACGAAGGAAGAAGTTTCCTCCAGGTCCCCAGTGAACTCCAGGAGTTGCACCAGAAAGAATTGAAACTGATCCTGATGGCTTAACTGTTGTTACACGAATTGATTCACGAACACATAGCCATTCTGAATACTGATGATCATAGTGACGGATCTTATTGTATCCCTCATCCATCCACTCACGAACAACTGGCAAACCCTTTTGATCTGCAAAGGATGCAATACCTGTAAGCGATGTACCAATACGACGATTGCGTTGCATGATACCGTTTGTTTGTGGCCAGTGTGTTGGAACAAGTGTTACAGTCTTTCCATAAAGGTATGCAAACTTCAGGGTACGCAGGAAGTCCTCCTTAGATTCATGACGATTTAGGTGCACTTCTACAAGTGTACATAGTTCGTATGATTCCAATGGCTGCTCCGCACATGGGTTGAATCCCATCACACGATAATCCTTACCGTCTGGCGCATCCTTTAGTCGTCCATAATTACGAGCAACATCAAGCCAGATAAAACCTGGTTCTCCGTTTTCTGTAATTAAATCTACATAGTCTTCGTACTTTGTTCCTACTTCTGCTGAAATAGAATTATTAGACATCCAAGCCCAACCTGGATTCTCTGGATCAAATGAGTTTCGCTCTGGAAATAGTTCTGAATTCTTTAGATTCATAAATGTTTCATCTCCTGCATTACCCAA